CGTTTGTATAAAGCATCTGCCAATGCTTATTAATTAAAACTTATTTACCTTAAAGGGGGGAGGGTGGCAGCCCAAACTTCTTTAAGGTTTTTTATTTTATGGAGTATAAGGAATTTTTAGAATCAAAACAGAAAAGAATTATTGAATCAGGTTTTAAAGTAAATGAGTTGAATAATAATCTATTCCCATTTCAGGAATTTATTGTTAAGCGTGCTTTAAAGGCTGGTAAATACGCAATTTTTGCAGATTGCGGATTAGGTAAAACACTAATGCAGTTATCATGGGCGTATGAAGTTGCTAATTATACAAATAAGCCCGTCTTAATTTTAGCACCTTTGGCAGTTAGTGGGCAAACAATAAAAGAAGGAGTAAGATTTGGCATTGATGTTTTTAAATACAATATTAACGATACACCATGTATTAATGAAAATAGAATATTTATATCTAATTATGAACAATTAGAAAATATTGATTGTTCTATTTTTAGTGGTATTGTATTAGACGAAAGCAGTATTTTAAAGAATTTTGAAGGCGCAACAAAAAAGTTAATAATTGATAATTTTAAAAATACACCATATAAATTAGCCTGTACTGCAACGCCTTCACCTAATGACCCCATGGAATTAGGCAATCATTCGGAGTTTTTAGACGTAATGAGCAGAAATGAAATGCTTGCTATGTATTTTGTTCATGATGGAGGCGAAACAGCAAAATGGAGATTAAAAGGTCATGCAATTAAATTATTTTATCAATTTATAGGAACATGGGCTATTATGTTAAATAAACCTCAAGATATAGGTTTTGAAATGAACGGGTATAATTTGCCATCACTTAATTTGATTGAAAAACAAATAATTACACCAAATAGAGATAATGGGAGATTATTTAATGATGCTGCGATTTCTGCCACTAATTTTAATCAAGAATTGAGATTAACTAAAATTAAAAGATTAGATCAAGTAATTGAAATAGTTAATAATTCAAAAGAAAACTTTATTATTTGGATAAAACAAAATGAAGAAGGAGAATTATTAAAAAAATTAATTCCTGAAGCTATTGAAGTTAAAGGTTCTGATTCTAATGAATGGAAAGAGTCAAAATTATTAGGATTTGCAAATAATGAATTTAGAGTTTTAATAACAAAAACTAAAATTGCATCATTTGGAATGAATTATCAAAATTGCCGGAATCAAATATTTGCGTCATTAGATTTTAGCTTTGAAAATTTATATCAATCAATAAGACGATCATATAGATTTGGTCAAAAACAAGAAGTTAATATTTATCTTATAACTACTGATACAATGGCTAATGTTAAACAATCGATTGATAATAAACAAAAACAATTTGAAGTTATGCAAAGTGAAATGTCAAAATCAATTAATCAAAATTTAAATAACAATAAAATGTCATTTGGTGAATTTAATACAGAGAAAGTAAATAATGAATATTATACAATCGAGAGAGGTGATTGTATAGAATTAATAAAAAACGTAGAAAGCGAATCAGTAGGATTTTCAATTTTTAGCCCTCCATTTGCTGAATTATATACATATAGCAGCCATATTGAAGATATGGGGAATTCAAAAGATTATAATGAGTTTTTAATACAGTTTGGGTTTTTAATAAAAGAACTTTATCGAGTATTACAATCTGGCAGGAACGTTGCAGTACATTGTATGGATCTTCCAATACAAAAAGGTAAAGAAGGATTTATAGGATTAAGAGATTTTAGCGGTTTAATATTAAAGGCATTTGAAGATGCAGGATTTATTTATCATTCAAGAGTTACAATTTGGAAGGATCCAGTTGTTGAAATGCAAAGAACAAAGGCATTGGGTTTATTACATAAACAAGTAAAAAAAGATTCTACAATGAGTAGAGTTGGTATCCCAGATTATTTAATGATTTTTAGAAAGGATGGTGAAAGATTGAATCCTGTTACCAATACAGATATACCAGTTGACTTATGGCAGAAATATGCTTCACCAGTTTGGATGGATATTAATTATGGCAATACATTACAAGGATACAGAAATGGTAGGGATGATAACGATGAGAAACATATTTGCCCTTTGCAATTAGATACTATTGAAAGAGCGATTCATTTATATACTAATAAAGGGGATACAATTTTAACACCATTTATGGGTATTGGTTCAGAGGTATTTCAAGCTGTTAAAATGGAACGTACGGGGATAGGATTTGAATTAAAAGAAAGCTATTTTGATTTAGCTAAGAAAAATTTAGATTCTTTAATAGAAACTAAAAAACAACAATCTTTATTTTAGTAATTTCGCATAAATCAATTCGTAAATATAATTGCGGTATATTTACGAATTTATTGTTTAATATTCATTTATTAAACATACCCCTTAGCCGCAATCTAAGGGGTTTTTAGTTTTATGGAAAAAGAATCTTACTACTTTTCGCACGATAGTAATGCCAGGAATGATGTTAAAATTATTAAACTTCGTAGGCAGTTAGGTTTGGAGGGGTATGGGCTTTATTGGTGCTTAATTGAAATGTTGAGGGAAACACCTGAATATAAACTTCACATTGATACTATTGATGACATTGCATTTAGTTTAAATATTAGCAAAGAAAAGGTTGACACCGTTATTAAATGCTATGATTTATTCACTGTTGATGAAGATAGGTTTTTTAGTGAGCGGCTTATTCGAAGTATGGAGAAATACAATACCACTAAGAAAAGGCTATCTGATGCCGGTAAAAACGGAGCATCAAAGAAGCACAATAAACAAATTAATAACGGCAAAATTGAAGTAGTATTATGATTAGCCAAGAAACTATTGACCAAGTTAAAGAACGGGCTAAAATGGCTGAAATATTATCTTTGTTTACTTCTGTAAAGAATAACGAAGCGTGTTGCCCTATTCATGCAGAAAAAACACCATCTTTTAAGATACCTAAACATGACGATACAAAAGGGAAATGTTTTGGTTGCGGCTGGTCTGGTGATGTATTCGATTTAGTCGTTACGGTTAATAAGCTAACATTTTACCAAGCAGTAAAGTTTATTGCAGATTTTTATAATATAGAAGTTGAAGACGATAACAAGCCAATAGTTAAGCCAATTGAAAGACTTGAAAAAATAGAAAAGAAATATATTGACTGGTTTGAGAATAGGGGAATATCTAATAATACCTTACTTAGATTTAACATTACTCAATCCATTGAATGGATGCCACGTAATAAGGCAGAAACGCCAGTAATTTGCTTTAATTATTACCGAGATGGGGAATTAGTCAATATAAAATTTAGAGGGGCTCAAAAGGACTTTAAATTGCATAAAGACAGCGAATTGATATTTTACAATTTAGATGCCATCAAAGACGAAAAAACTTGCATTATTGTTGAGGGCGAAATTGATTGCTTAAGTCTTTATGAATCTAATATTTATAACGTGGTATCAGTGCCAAATGGCACTACTCCTAAAGGAGATATGAGGTTAAAATATTTAGATAATTGCTATGAGTACTTTTCAGACAAAGAAAAAATAATCATTGCAACAGATAATGACGAAGTAGGTAAAAGGCTAAAAGACGAATTAGTTAGGCGGTTAGGCAAAGAAAAATGCTTTTATGTTGAATATCCAGAAAATTGTAAAGATGCTAACGATGTGTTAAAATTATTAGGTAAAGAAGCCGTTAATAAATTAATTGAAACATCAAAGCCTATACCTATTGAGGGAGTAGTTGACAGCAATAAGATTGAGCATGATTTATTAGATTTTTATAAAAATGGCTACCCTAAAGGAACTAAAATAGGTATTAAAGGATTAGATGACCATTTACAATTAATTGAGGGGCAATTTACCACTATAACGGGTGCGCCTGGACATGGCAAAAGTGAATTTACCGATTATATTTTAGCTTCAACTGCATTATATTCTCAATGGAAGTGGGCTATATGCTCATTTGAAAATACGCCTGCATCTTTTCACGCTACTAAATTGGCTGAAAAATTAGGCGGCAAAGCATTTGATTACAGAAAAGACCCATTAAATAGGTTAAGTGAGTTTGATTTAGACCTAATACTGCCATTTATTTCAAGTAATTTCTTTTTTATCAATACATCCGAAACTGATATAACGATAGACGGAATAATAGCCAAAACAGCCGAATTGGTTAAGAGAAAAGGCATTAACGGCTTATTAATTGACCCATGGAATTACATTGAACATAACATACCAATAGGCACCAGCGAAACAAATTATATTTCAGAGGCACTAACTAAAATTAAACGTTCCGCAATGAAATTAGGTATTCATATTATAATTATTGCACATCCGGCAAAGCTGCAAAAGATACAAGGAAGTAAAAAATATGAAGTTCCAACCATGTATTCAATTTCAGGATCAGCACATTTTAACAATAAAACAGATAACGGATTAACTGTATATAG